AGCGGTTTCGCGAGCGACCCTGACATTGAGGATGAGGAAGCTCCTGACCGGGGTTAAGTGGGCGAATCAGCACTTCAGGCTGCCAGAAGGGTCTAGTCAGATTGCTGGTCAGTGGACGACCCAGCCTGTCCAAGTCGTGATGCTGAACTTGATGACGAACGACCGTTGTCGCGAGTTCGGCATTCAGAAATCAGCTCGCCTTGGCTACACCAAGGTGCTGGTCGCCTCGGTGCTCTACATGGCCGAGCATAAGAAACGCTCCAGTGTTGTATTCCAGCCAATCGACGATGAGGCTGACGGCTTTGTCGTTGATGAGGTCGATCCGGTCATCGCCGAGATGAAAGTCATCAAGGCGATCTTCCCTGAATGGGAAAAGAAGAACGAAAAGAACAATCTAAAAAAGAAGGTGATGAAGGGTGTCATCATCGACTTTCGAGGCGGTGATGCCGCAGGCCGGTATCGCCGACTGACAAAACAATGCGCCTTTATCGATGAGGCCGACGCGCTCCCACGAGAAGTAGGGAAAGGAAAGAAAGGTGAGGGCAACCCCCTTGGCCTGGCTAAGAAGCGCCTGAAGGGGGCGGCCTATCCAAAATTTGTTGTTGGCACCACCCCGACGGTAAAGGGGCTGTCTCATATCGAGAATTTCCTTTCCTCAGCAGAGATTGTCATCCGGTTTTACCTCCCATGCCCGCACTGCAAACATGAGCAGGTATTGGTGTGGGGAGGCCGTGATGCCCAGTTCGGGCTGACGTGGGACGACACCAAAACCACCCGAGAAGGAAAGGCAAACTCGGCTCACTACGTGTGCGAGAGCTGCCATGACCACTTCCATTACGCCGACCTCTATGAAATGGAGATTGCTGGCCGCTGGATCGGTGAGGATGGCACATGGACGCGAACCGGAGAGGATGACGACTGGTATACGGCGGATGGGGAGCGCATTCCCTGCCCAGCGTCAGTCGGCATGCAGGTCTGGGCTGCCTATTCGCTGAACCTTGATGGTTGGGGCGAGCTAGTGATGGACTGGCTCAAGGCAGAAGGCCAGCCGCTCGATGAGAAAACCTTCATCAACACCACGCTGGGTGAGCTCTACGAGGAAGAGCTCGGCGAACCGACCGAGCATTCGATCCTGCTGGAACGGAGGGAGAGGTACGCCGCCGAGGTGCCGGATGAGGTGGTTTACATCACGGCCGGTATCGATAGCCAGCGCGACCGCTACGAGATCCGTATGTGGGGCTGGACGGCTGATGAGCAGGCGTACCTGATCGACAAGATCGTGGTGATGGGCAAGTACGACGACCCTGACACCCTGCAGCGCACTGAAAAGGCGCTCAAAGTGACCTACCGCAAGGCGGACGGCACACAGATGACATGGCAGCGGGGCTGTTGGGATACCGGTGGTATCGACCAGACATACGTCAACAACATGTCGAAGCGGTTCGGGATCTTCAAACTGATCCCTATCAAGGGTGCCAACGTCTACGGCAAGCCGATCGCCAACTTCCCATCCCAGAAGAACCGAGCCGGTGTCTACCACACAGAAGTGGGGTCAGACACGGCCAAAGAGCTGCTTTACAGCCGCTACCACGTCGAACTTGGCAAGCCTGGCAGCGTCCACCTCCCCCTCGGCCCGATGCCCAGCGGCGAGATGTGCGATGAGGCCGAGTGCCAACAATTGACTGCCGAAGTGAAGGTGCTGGAGATAGTAGCAGGCAAGACGGTGGTGCGCTGGCGAGCTAAGGGGCGAAACGAGGGCACTGACTGTTTTGCCTATGCACTGGCCGCCCTGCGCATTAGCCAAGTCCGTTGGGGATTGAAGTTGCCGACACTGGCGGCCAATGCGAACGACCAAGAAAACACAGCTCCAGCGAAGAAGCGAACACTGGCTGAACTGGGGCAGCAACTGAATGGATAGTGGGGCCAGTGGCCCCACTTTGTTTTTGGGGATCCCGATGACCGATGAACAGCGCCTAGAACAGGCGAAAGAAGCCCGACATCAGCTGATGATGGGCAAGAGTGCCGTGCAAGTCGGCCATGGCCAGCGGCAGGTCACCTTTTCTCAGCGCAGTCTGGCTGACCTTGAAAAGTACATCCAAAAGCTTGAAGTGATTTGTGGCCAGAGCAATCGTCGTGGCCCAGGGGGATTAGCCTTATGAACAAAATCCTCTCGGCCGATGGAGTTACCCCGCTGCGTCAGCAGTCGGTCTACACGGCGGGGGGGCGTGGTTTCGGTGGCCAGATGGCGGACTGGAACCCTCGCAGCAGGGGGCAAGACGCCGCCCTGCTGCCAGTGCTAACCAAGGCCAACGCGCGCGCCGACGACTTGGTTCGCAACCACGCAACAGCCAGCAATGCGATCCAGCTCCATCAGGATCAGATAGTCGGACACCTGTTCCGGCTGAGTTACAAACCAATGTGGCGCCGCCTCGGGATCTCCGAGGAGGATTGCCGTGCATTTGCCCGTGATGTGCAGGATGCGTGGTTTGAATATGCAGAGGACCCGCACGGCTGCATTGACGTTGAGGGGCATCGCACCTTCACCGAAATGATCCGGGAAGTTGTCGCCGTTCATGCCGGTCAGGGCGAGGGCATGGTGCAGCCAGTATGGCGAGATAGCAGCGGTCATCACCTGTTCCGAACCCAGTTCGCCATGGTCTCGCCGCGCAGTGTCAGTAACCCGAAAAAGGGGCGTGATACTGACAACCTACGTGGCGGGGTTGCGGTAGACCGCTATGGCCGCGCTATCGGCTACTGGGTAGAGGAAGCCGCTTACCCAAGCGGCAAGTCAGAGTGGCGCTTTATCCCCAGAGAACTGGTGACCGGCCGGCTGTCCTTCATCCATATCTTCGAGAAGAAGGATGCTCGCCAGACGCGCGGCGCGAACTTATTTATGACGACCCTTGAGCGTATGAAGATGCTCGACTCCCTGCAACATACCTGGCTGCAGAACGCCGTGGTGGGCGCCATGTACGCGGCGACCATCGAGAGCGAGCTTGGCACTGACAAGGCGATGGAGTTTATCGCCGGTGCTGGATCCAATGGCAACGAGCCGAGCGCGATGGAGCAGTGGATCAGCGAGTATGCGGGCTACTACTCCGGCTCGCAGGTGAAGATGAACGGGGTGAAGATCCCGCACCTCTTCCCCGGCGACAAGCTGAACCTGCAGCGGCCAGGCAATGCCGACAACGGCATGAGTCAGCTGGAAGAGTCAATCCTGCGTTATGTCGCGGCGGGCACCAATACCGAGTATTCGGCCCTCAGCCGGGACTACAGCAAGGGGGCATACAGCGCCCTGCGGGCCAGTTCCAACGACAACTGGCGCTATGTGATGGGCCGTCGCAAGTTCATTGCAGGTAAAGCCGCCAGCCTGATGTTCGGTTGCTGGCTGGAAGAGGCGATCGTGCGCAAGGTGATTACCTTGCCCCGCTCGGCCCGCCTGAACTTCTACGAAGCCCGTCATGCCTGGTGCTACTCGGAATGGATCGGCATGGGCCGCATGGCCATCGACGGTTTGAAGGAGGCCAAAGAGGCTGTCCTGCTCATCGAGTCGGGATTGTCCACGTATGAGCGTGAGCTGGCCAAGCTCGGCGAGGATTACGAGGAGATCTTCGCGCAGCAGTATCGGGAGGCGCAGGAGCGCAAAGAGAAGCAGCTCCCGCCACCGTCGTGGGTTAAGGCCCAACAGATGGCCCCAGACGAGCAGCAACAGGGGAACAGCAATGAAACATAACCTGCCGGGCATCATGTCCCGGCTTTTTAATACCCCGTTGATGATCCGGCCTACCGAGGCCCAGATCATCATCACGGCGGTATCCGAGCAGATGGGGGTCGGCAGCTTGCTTGATGCCTCCTCGGGCAAAGTGATCGATCTGAGTGGACAGGTCGAGCAGAACGCGGCGAGCTTCTCTGAACGTGGCGAGAGAAGCCGCAGCTATGCCCTAGTCGATGGAATCGCAGTGCTGCCGATCTCCGGCACTCTGGCGCACAAATGGGGCGGCCTGCAGCCGTCCTGTGGCGCAACAGGATACGACGGCATTCAGGGGCGCCTGAATCAGGCACTGAAAGACCCCGAGGTGCGCGGGATCTTGCTGGATGTGGACACCCCTGGCGGTGAAGTGGCCGGTGCTTTTGACTGCACTGACCTCATCGCCAGAGCCAACAAAATCAAGCCGGTCTGGTCCCTTTGCTACGACATGCACTGCAGCGCCGGTCAGCTGGTCGTGTCAGGTGCTGGCCGTCGGCTGATCACCCAGACCGGTATCGCCGGCTCTATCGGCGTGGTGATCGCCCATATGGACGTCAGCGACATGCTGAAGCAAACAGGCCGCAAGGTGACGCTGATCCATGCCGGGTCCAACAAGGTCGACGGAAACCCCTACGAGGCCCTGCCTGAACGGGTGAGAGCCAAGCTGCAGGCCGATGTTGAGGCTACGCGCTTGCGCTTTGCCAATACGGTGTCTAGGCACACCGGCTTGTCAGTGGATCGCATCCTGGCTCAAGAGGCAGGGACATTTGAGGGGAAAGCTGCGATCGAACAGGGGCTGGCCGATGAGCTGGTCAATGGGGCCGATGCGGTGGCAGTGATGGCCGAGCGCATCTCTCACAAACCAACCTTTGCAACAGGAAAAAACATGAACGTGACAGACAAAAACGCCAGCACTGAAGGCGCAGACCCCAAGGTCGCAACCACTGATCTGAACAAGCAGGACGCGGCCGCGCCGGTTATCGCCCCGGTTGCCTCAGCCCAGGTGGTTGATGGCGAGAAGATGGCTGCAGCTGAACGTGAACGGATTATGGGCATCCTCAGCCTGGATGAAGCGAATGGACGCGAAGCAGCCGCCAAGGCACTGGCGGAGAACCCGGCTATGACGGTTGAAGGAGCCAAAGCTGTGCTGGCCGCAATCCCTCAGACCGCGCAGACCGCCAGTGAAACCGCGTTGGACAAGCTGATGGAGACGTCTCCTGCCGCTGTGCAAGGCAATGCCGACACCAAAATGAGCGACCGAGTTGCTCGGGTGACCCGCTTTTCGCGCAAAGACTAAGGACTGACGATGAAAAAAGAATTCGAGATTCTGAACATCTCTGCTGGCAGCGAGCCCTTGCCGACCATGACTGGGCACATTGCTGCAGGTCAAGGCGTACTGGCCGCCCGTACCCCGCTGATGTTGGGTGCTGATGCCAGTGCGGGCAAGTTGGTCAAGTGGGATGGCACTCCCGGCAAGGCGGTCACCATGACCTTTGGCCAGGTTGATGCCACCACCGCCAAAACCGTGCCTGTGCACAAGTCTGGCTGCATTAATGCAGCCGCTGTGGCTTGGCCAGAAACCGTACTCACCATGGAAGCCAAACGTGCAGGCTTCCTCGGCTCCCCCATCTCTATCGAGGAAGTAAAGTAATGGCCGACTTTGATCTGTTAAGCCCTGCCGAGCTGATGGTTGTTCGCTCTGAGGCTCTCAACAAGTTCACCCAGCTGTTCAAGAAGTTGTTTTATCCGAAGGTAATGACCTTCAAGAGCAAAAAGGTTTTCCTGGACGAGATCCCGGGCCAGCCCGCCATGGCGGTCTATTGTGCCCCGCGAGTATCTGGCCAGGTTGACAAGACCCGTGGTCACTTGACCAATGCTTTCGAGCCTGGCTACGTGAAGTCGAAGCACACTGTTGACCTGCAAGCCTCCCTGGACCGCATCGCGGGTGAGAAGCCGATGGGAGAGCTTTCCCCTGCAGAGCGCTTTGATTATTACACCCTGCGCAACCTGGAAGATGAAGAGCAATCTATTCAGCAGCTGGAAGAGTACCAGTGTGTGCAAATGGCGCTCTATGGCAAGTACACCATGACAGGCCCCAACCTGCCCGAGCCGATTGAAGTGGATACGGGGCGGAACCCCGAAAACCATATCGTGCAGGCTGGTGCCGGTCGCTGGTCTCAACAAGATCCCGACACCTACGATCCGACTCACGACATCGATGCCTATGCAGACAACTCCACCGGTACCGTTGACATCTTGGTGATGGGGAGTAAGGCATGGCAAGCGCTCAACCGTTTCAAACTGTTCCGTGAGAAGTTTGATAGCAAACGTGGTTCTGCATCACTGGCAGAGCTGGGTTTGAAAGACCTGGGGCTATGGGTATCCATCAAGGGTTATTACGGCGACGTGATGATCATGGTTACCAAAAACAAGTACATCGACCCGGTAGACAAGAAAACCAAGCGTCTCTACATGCCTGAAAACGGCTTGCTGCTGGCTTCCCTCGGTATCCAGGGATACATGATGTACGGGGTGATCCAGAACACGAAAGCAGTCAAGGCAGGTATGGAAGAGGGTGAACGCTTCCTGAGTCAGTGGGAGGAGGGTGGCGATCCGGCCGACATCTATACCATGACCGAATGCTCCCCGGCCGCCGTGCAGCCTGAAACCAACCACTTCGTATTCGTCGAAGTCAACTAACGAAAAGTGGGGCCAGTGGCCCCACTTTCTTTGCCTGATATTTTCGGAGTGAATTCCATGACTGAAAAAGAGCAACTGATCGCTCTCGTAGTTGAGCTGAGCAAGAAGCTTGGCCGTGATGCTGATACCACCGGCACGGTGGCTGAGCTGAAAGCCCGCATCGAAGAGCTGGAAGCTGAGCTAGGGGAAGGCCCCTACCTGCCTAATGGCGCAGGTAATGATGGGCAGTCCCAGCCTTTGTCGTTGAGCGGCACCGCTACTGCAACTGACCCGTTGTCCCACCGTGTTTCTATCGTCCCCAAGGTCACCCTGCATCTGCGCCTCGGCAACGAGCCGCTGCTGGCCGTGAAAGACCAACTATGTTCCATCGATGTAGAGCAGGCCCGCCAGGTTGTCGAGGTGGAGCAGCTGGCCCGCTACGCCGATGAGTAGCGACCCGTTCTCCGACCTGCTTGCCGATGCCGATATGGCCATCAATGCGGAGATGGCCAACCAGTACAGCCTGCAGCTCAAAAACGGTGACCTGCTGGATATTGCGGCCATCTGGGATAGCAGCCTGCAGGAGGCGAAAGTCCCAGCAGGAAGTACCAATCCTCGCGGTGTGCGTGTGGCCAGCGAGAAAGGGGTGCTGACAGTGCTGCAAAACCGGC